CATGAAGGCCGATAAAGGCCGTTTTGCGGGAGGTGGTCTGATGAAAGAAGTACCTGAAGATAAGAAAAGTTCCTTGGGCAAACTACCTGAAGGTGTACGCAATAAAATGGGGTACATGGCCGAAGGCGGTAACGTCAAAGGTATGAAGAAGTGCCCCCGTGACGGTATAGCGCAACGTGGAAGAACACGCGCATGATGAAGTGTAGAGGTATGGGTAAAATGAAACCCGTAGCTTTGAAGAAAGGCGGGTCGGTCAAAGATGCGTGCTACAACAAAGTGAAGTCGCGCTATAAAGTCTTCCCATCCGCTTACGCTTCTGGTGCCATAGCTAAGTGCCGTAAGGTCGGTGCTAAGAACTGGGGAAACAGTGGCCGTTCGTAAGACAGAAAAAGGCGCAGCGTTAAAACGCTGGTTTAAGGAAGATTGGAAAGATGTCCGTACTGGTAAAGCGTGCGGGCGGAAGAAGGGCGAAAAGCGCGGTACACCTTACTGTAGACCCACTAAAAAGGTTTCTAGTAAGACCCCTAAGACCTCTGGAGAGATGACCGCAGCAGAGAAAAAGAAGCGGATAGCCCAGAAAAAACGATTGGGGCAACCGGCAGGTAAGCCTAGAAGAGTAGAGTCTTTACGGAAGAAGAAAAAGAAAGTTGTTAAGAAAAAGAAATGATTACTTGGACTGAACGTAACGACATAGTTACAGAAATAAAAGAGTGGTCAAAGCATACTTTAGAGGTTAGCAACCCAGAATTTAACGATTTACCCCCGTGCCCATATGCAAAAGCAGCGTGGCAGGAGAGTAAAGTAGACATAGTTTTTAAGTTTGAGGCTGAAGATTACAAAAAACTGTACATGGCGCTCCACAACTGGGACGACAGAAAAGACTTAGTAATCATAGCGGATACGGAGTTCATAGAAGACCAAGACGAGTTTCATCAGTTTGTAGATCACGTTAACGAGGCAATAGCCAATAACGTATTTAGAGACAAAGACATGTGGGTTATGGGTTTTCACCCAGAGGATGAAGCTAACGAGTTGTTCGACGAGGGGGAGTTTGAACCCCAAGCAGATACTGAATACGCATTATTGTTTGTGCAGCGGTTATCCAAGTTAGAGAAAGCCGCAGAGAAATTAAGACCTCTTGGTTATTACGATAAGTATTTTCAAGAGTATGATGTAGCTGACATGTACGAACTTCGTACAAACTTTTACAGGAGACTACAAGATGAAAGGTGCTAAAAAGAAAGGCCCAAAAGGTATGCGCGGTGGCGGCATGGCTAAGAAGAAAGGCCCAATGGGCTTTAAAAAAGGCGGCAAAGCCAAAAAGAAAGCAGGCATGAGACGCAAGAAGAAGTAATTTATGGCTACCTCGGGAACTGCCACATTTAATATGGACTTCACGGAGATCGCTGAAGAAGCGTGGGAACGTGCTGGCCGTGAGATGCGTTCGGGATATGACCTGCGTACTGCACGTAGGTCTATGAACCTGCTTACTATTGAGTGGCAGAACCGTGGCATCAACATGTGGACTATCGATGAAGGCACTGTCAACCTTGTGGAAGGAACGGCGACGTACGCTCTACCGGCAGACACCATTGATTTGCTTGAGCACGTTGTACGTACTGGTAGCGGTAATGTTACTACTCAGTCTGATCTCAACATTACGCGCATAAGTGTATCTACTTACTCTAGTATCCCTAACAAACTTTCTCAGGGACGCCCTATACAACTGTATATAGACAGAGGCCAAGCAAACCCCTCAGTCACTGTATGGCCCGTCCCAGATCAGGGTACTGCGCTTGCCCCTTACTATATTTTAAAGTATTACCGCATGCGCCGTATTGAGGACTCGGGAACGGGTGTGAACACCGCCGATGTCAACTTTAGATTTTTGCCCTGCCTAGTTGCAGGGCTTGCGTATTATATAGCGCAAAAAGACCCAGAACTGATGCCTAGAATACCTATGATACAAGCAGAGTATGAAAGGCAGTTTGAGCTAGCGGCAGGAGAAGACAGAGAAAAAGCTTCTATTAGTTTAGTACCTCGTAGCTATGGCGTGAGGTAGACATGAGTCAGAGATTTGCCTCGGCTCAGAACGCAATAGCGATATGCGATATTTGCGGGTTTCAGTACAAACTTAGAGAGCTTAGACAACTAATTGTAAAGGGGAACAAGACAAACTTAAAAGCTTGTCCCGAATGTTGGAACCCAGACCAGCCACAAAACAGGTTGGGGGAGTTTCCAGTAGATGATCCACAGGCAGTGCGTGATCCTAGATCAGACGCTGCGGAGCTTGCAGCTAGTAGAGCACACATACAGCCTATAAACCCCTCGTTAGTTTTAGGAGCAGGGCAGATAGGCCAAGTTGTAATAGTAGGGGCCGGAGGGGGCGGAGATGTTGCACAACCCAGTGGGAGCGTAAGTGCAACAGGAGGAGTAGGGACAGTATCGCCATATTCCGCCCTTACAGTGACTGTAGCTAATCCGGGCGCAGGAAACAGATACTATGTTGAAGGAGCGTTACAAGCTACGATGAGTTTAAGTGAAGGTAGCACTTACAGAATAGATCAGAGCGATAACTCAAACAGCGGCCACCCTTTGAGATTTTCTACCACATCTGATGGCACGTGGGGCGGGGGAAGCGAGTATACAACAGGAGTGACTTACGTAGGATCACCCGGAAGTGCTGGAGCGTATACACAGATAGTCGTAGCTGTTGGCGCTCCTACTTTATATTACTATTGTTCAAACCACTCAGGTATGGGTGGGCAAGCAAATACACCGTAAGGGGTTTGAAAATGAAAAGATCAAACAAAAAGGCGCCCAGTGTTATTGAACACCCCAACGAGCCTGTGGCTTACAAGGTGGACACTGTTAATCAACCGCCTAAAGACATGAAAACTAGTGGCGTTAAAATTCGCGGTACTGGTGCTGCTACTAAAGGCACAATGGCACGGGGGCCAATGGCGTAGTGAATTACACTGAGCTAAAAGCAAATGTAGAAGATATCTGTGAGCAGACATTTACGGCAGATCAACACGCCATGTTTGCAGAGCAAGCCGAGCAGAAGATATACAGCACGGTGCAGATTCCTGCGTTGCGTAAAAATCAAACAGGTACTTTAACTACTGGGAATAAGTATCTGACGATGCCTAGCGGTATGTTGTACGTGTTTTCTTTAGCAATTATTAGTGGGAACAACTACATTTACTTGTTGGACAAAGACTCTAACTTTATTCGTGAAGCCTATCCTAACCCTGCAACAACAGGTACACCCCAGCATTACGCTATATTTGACGAAACAAGTTTTATTATAGGGCCAACACCAGATGCTAATTACGCTGCCGAAATACATTTTGGGTACTACCCACAGTCGATTGTGACTGCTGGCACTACTTGGCTAGGCACTAATTTTGATTCAGCGTTGTTAAATGGCACGTTGGTAGAAGCAATACGCTTTCAGAAGGGTGAGCCTGATATGGTGGCGTTGTACGAAAAAATGTACGTGCAAGCATTGGCCCTGTTGAAGAACCTTGGTGACGGCAAGCTCCGCGAGGACACTTACCGTTCTGGGCAGGTTAGGAGAGAAGTCGCTTGATTAGTGCAGATGGTCTGGTTGAAGTAGGCACTGTTACAGTATCTGCTGTTTCAAACCGGGGCTTTACTCCCGAAGAGTTGGCTGAACAGGCATTAGATAAGATTATTTATGTAGGAGGCAACTGCCATCCGGCCATACAGGAGCAGGCAGAGGCTTTCAAAAATCAAATTCGTGGTGTGTTAGTGGAAAGCATGAAACAAGCTATACGATCTGATCGCACTACTTTGGCAAATAGATTCCGTGATGTTGGGCATTCGGAACTTGTAAAATTATTGGAGATTTAACATGGCTATTACCGTCACTACAGCGATGCCAACCAGCTTTAAAGTTGAGCTGCTTAAGGGTTTACATGACCTGCAAAATGGCGCTGACACGCTGAAGATTGCACTATTAAAGGCAACTGCTTCAGGTTCAGGCACTTATGGCGCTGCAAGCACTAACTACTCTAACATCACTGGCAACAGCGATGAGACTAGCGGCACAGGTTACAGCGCAGGTGGCAACACTCTGACCAACGTAACTCCTGTGGCTAGTGGCACTACTGCTGTCTGCGATTTTGCTGACACTACTTGGTCAAGTGCGTCTTTCACTACAAGTGGCGCGATGATCTATAACACTAACAACTCTAATTCTGCTTGTGCGGTATTAAGTTTTGGTGGCGATCAAACTGTTAGCACTGGCGATTTCCAAATCCAGTTTCCCGCTGCTGGCGCCTCTACTGCGATTATTCGCATAGCCTAGTAGGACAGCCTCATGTATTCAGGGCCAACAAGCGGCTTTGGTGAGCGAGGCTGGGGCAGTAATAGCTGGGGTGGTGTAGGTACCATCCTAGACCTCGGGGCGACTTGGGGAAATGGTGCTTGGGGCGAAGGTGCTTGGGGTGCGAATGTCAATGTCTCCGTTTCTGCCACTGGAGCAGTAGGGACAGTAACATTTGCCATATCGGATAGTGTTGTTCCGGTAGGCGTGGCGGGCACAGGTGCAATAGGCACCGCAGTTATCGTATTAGGCGATAACGTAGCTCCCACAGGAGTGGAAGGCACCGGAGCTGTAGGTACTGTAGTAACTAACTACAGCAGCGTCCAAATACCCACAGGGGTACAGGGCGTAGGAGAAATGGGGGGCTTCATCGTTGCTGTAGACGATGTGGTGATCCCGGTAGGTGTCGAGGGTACCGGCGCGGTTGGCACTGCAAATGTTTTTATTGCCGACATTGTTATACCAGATGGCGTAAGTGCCACAGGTGCTGTAGGTAGTGTAACAACCCAAGTAGCTCTTAATGTTACTGGGGTCAGTGGAACCGGAGCTATAGGTACTGCAACAGATGCAGTAGTGCCTGCAATCACAGGCGTATCCGGCACAGGTGCCATAGGCACAGCAAC